TCATCTACCTTTTTACCTATATTATACTTTGTCTCTATTATCCAGTTACCTTTATCTTTAAAAGATATAACTTTTATTTGAGACAACGGCGCCTTGTTTTCAGCAATATTAGGATTAACAATACTAATTAATCCCCAATCTGCTAGTAATTGTGCTATAGTGTTTCTTCTTTGTAAATCGTTTTCAGATAAATTGCTATGTTTGCCATCTAAGGCAAATAGTTCTTTGAAATGTACGATAAAATATCTGCCTTGTTTATGAAGAATGTGGCAAGATTGAAATAGTTTTTTATCTTTTCTAGACGCTACACCTATTCTTGTTAGCGTTTCTCGAACCTTTAAAAAGTCATCAGGTTCTTTTAAAGAGACCTCGAGCATACTCTCTGGACTCCATTGTGTTTCCTCACTCATTTTGTTCCACCTTTAAATAATTTCTCTTTAATATATTTAATCTGATCTTTAGAGAGTATCTTTAAAGCGTCTTTGGCCTTATCATTACTATACCCATAATACTCTTTAACCACATCAATATCTTTGAGTTTAGACGCTCTAATGAACGGACTAAACCTTTTCTTTTTTCTAACACTATTTATGTAAAATTGGAACTGTATATCTTTATCAAGATGGCTATGACGATTCATTTCATTAGCCAACATAAGAGTATCTGGGAATGCAGACATTATCTTATTCGTTATGTAGGCAGGATATTTCTTTGCCCACATCTGATCATCTGAATTGACCAGATCCTCTTTTGTATAATTGATTGCGTTAAGATAATGTTTTAGTTCATAGGGATTTGACATAATCTAATATCTTTTCTGGTTTAGATTCCTCGTAAGGATCACCAACATTTTCATCTGATATATTATTTATGCCAGGTTCTATAAACATTTTTTTAACAATGCCGTCAGCTACGAAGGCAGAATATCGCCAAGACCTTTTACCAAATTTTGTGCCTGGTTTATTTACTAACATACCTAATTGACTTGTTAGCACACCTTCACCATCTGGTATTAAAGTAATTGCTTTTATTCCTAAATCTTTACCCCAAGCATTCATCACATACATATCGTTGACTGATACACAATAAACATCATCAACTTTACCAGTGGCAATAAATTGCTCGTATAAATCTTCGTAAGCAGGTACTTGTTTACTTGAACAGGTAGGTGTAAATGCACCTGGTAGTCCAAACATAACTATTCTTTTACCAGAAAATAGAGCAGGCATATTTGCCTGTTGCACACCATCATCTGTTTTAAACAGGAAGTCATAATCCCATAATTTCACATTTTCCATATTATATCCTTTGTTAGGTTGTTAATTTTTTAAAAAGATTACCAGCATATATTATTGTTCTAAAGTCGCCTTTAACAGTAATATTACCCTCAGCATATGCTTGAGCACCACCTATCTGTTTAGTTTTCATTTTTTCCCAGGTGCTTTCAGATAAAACTAAGGTTATATTAGCGTCTTTATCCTCATTTGATACAACACATCTATAGCCAGTATCGTCTATATGTATTACATTTTCTGAACCGAAGTCGAGTTTCATAGTATAACCAAAATCAACATCATTCTGATTATCAATAGCTGTTTTAAACTCTTGTAAATATGTTTCGTAGCTCATTTATTATCCTTTAAACTTACATTGAGACATTATCTCAGTTAGACAAGCGACAAGATTAATTTCTTGATCTGCCACAAAGGCAGACTTGTAAGAATAATCTGCCAATATTAATACAGCGTGAGGTATAGTTTCTGATTCTAAGTTCTCATACATTGTATCATATATTCGTCTGAATACTACAACAGGATCATTATCTAGATTATTGACTACCCATTTTCTCATATTGGTAAAGTCTTTCTCTTTTAATAGCCCTATCAGCTTATTTAGATTATCATCCGATATATTTGTTAAAATACCTGTATCTATTTTACCACTTACAGAATATCTTTGTAATTCATTTAGTATTCTTCGATAGTCAGGAAAATGTTTATTAATAAGTTCGGCAACAACTGACTCATCAAAAGGTATAGTTTGTTCTTTAAGAATAATGCCGACCTTGGCAAAGAGTTTACTTGCGAGGACAGGTTTATCTTTATTAGCAATTTTAAAATCTATTGTTGAAAATCTACTATGTAATGGTTCAATTAATCTATTCTTAAAATTACAAGTAAGAATGAATCTACAATTCTTATGAAACTCCTCTATGAACCCACGCATAGCGGGTTGAGTAGATTGTGGATTTAAATAGTCTGCCTCATCTAGTATGACAACCTTCTTACCACCTGATAATGATACCGTGGAGGCAAAGTTTTTAATTTTGGTACGAAGGGTGTCAATACCAGATTCTTCAGAACCGTTGATGAACATATAATCAGCACCCATTTGCTCACATAATGCTCTTGCAACAGTAGTCTTACCACAACCAGGAGGACCTGCAAGTAGTAAGTTTGATATCTCACCACGATCTACAAAAGACTGAAAGGTCTCTTTGATATCTGTTGGTAAGATACACTCATCTATTGTTTGAGGTCTATATTGTTCGACCCACAAAAAATCACTCATACTAATAATTGCTAAAATGTTTCACCAAGGTTTCTAGTTTATCTTCAGCGTGTGCTAAATGCTCTAGTTTTTTATCAGCAGTAGCAACATAATCAATATGCTCAGCAACACCAATAGGGTTATTTAGAAAAACCTCTAAATCTGATCTTGCTAATTCTACTTCTGCTTCTAGTTTTTTCTTTAATGCGTTTGTTATCATTTACTTATTTTACTATCTGGTTCTAAAGCAATCCAATATTCTATTGGTTTCACTTTGTTTTTAAAGTGTGATATTGATTTACTAGAAACAGCAACATCATAATCACCAGGTATAATCTTTAAGTTTTCAATCTTAAAATTGAAAGTAAAATCAGCAGACGCTTCTGTACCTACAAATTCTTCATAAGAATTAGCAGAATTCTTTTTATCGTGTACTTTAAGAATTACATCTTGACCTTTTTTACCTACTAATGATAGATCAGGCAACTTCATAATTGCAGCCATCTTCAATAGTTTAGAAAGTATCTCATCTTTTAATTGAAAGTTTACATCAGCATCAGGCATAACCACATCTTTTTGAGGTGAGGTTACAACACTCTCATCTGAATAATAATATTTTGCCTTAGACTTTGAACCAGTAGATCCGATAGTCATAAATTTTTCATTTGAAATATCTACATCTGGTTTTTCTATAGCAGATACGATACCTAATAATTCAGATAAGTCATATACAGCAAATTGCTTATCAAACGATTCTGTTATCGTTGCCTTTGCAAGTATATTTTTCATTGTTGAGATAGTGGATAATTCACTACCAGGTTTCACTAGAATATTGGTATTGATATCTGAAAAGTTTTTCAATACCTCTAATGTTTGATCACTCAGTTTCATCATATTTTTCCTCACTCATTAATAATATAATATAGTGTACTGCCTTTAATAGGTCAGTACGATTGTAGCCGCCTTTCTTGCCATACCTACACAAATATTTTATTGCATTAGCCTGGCAGAAATCTTTGTTAATCTTCAAGTGTCTTAATACATCTTGAACTTGAAATCCATCATCTGATTTGGAGTAATGTTGCTCATATGTAAGACCTACATATGCTTTAATTTCATTAATAATTTGATCTTCGTTATATTTCATTCTCACCTCATTCATAATATAGTGGGTATTGTTTGTGGCACAATACCCAAAAGCCTTATGGTGTCTCTTAGCAAGACACTCTACCTCTACCAGGTCTTACGAATTGCCTAGCAGTACTATTTATACGATTAGTAAGCGTATTTAGTACCATAAAGTTTTTGGATCCCAGCAGCGATAATCGCTTTTGTAGGGGTTCCAATTCTATAAGAAGTATTGTTCCCATTAGTACCAGTGTTCTGGTTAATGTAGATCATATGACCTTCACTTCTTAATGTGTCAATCATCGCTCTAGGTGATACTAAATCGAATCTTGATCTTAGAGTCTTCCAGAATACCGGTTGACCTTTTGATAAAAGGTTTAGGACCTTTTGTTTCTTTGATAGTCTTGGTCTAGCCATTCTTATCTCCTTCTGTTTTTGCCACTTCACTTTTACTACATTCTGAATCCATAGTGGCATATGGATACCGAATATCTTAGGAGTACCTTTCACGGCGTCTCCGTAATCTTTTTTCTTTTGCAACCCGTCTTAAACTTTCTTTATGTTTTCGTTGCCTCTTTAAACTAGGTTTCTCGTAATACTCTCTTAGTCTTAACTCTCGAAGGATGCCTTCCTTCATTAACTTCTTTTTTAACTGGCGAATAGCCCGTTCAACATTATTCTGTTTGACTACTACTCTTACCATATTCTTTGTCTATTTGTTCCTTTATATACTCCATCAACCAAGGGTTGTCAACAAATACATTCATTATGCCATTTGTTAATGTATTCACAATCTTTTCTTCTTTATCAAATTTTTCCATAGTCTGAACCATACCATATTGATATACAATGCCATGCATAACTTCGTGTAGCAAAGTATTGGCACCATGTAGCGTATTAACATAGTCACCTCTTAAACCAATCTTGCGATCATTATTAAAAAATTCGCCAACTGCCTCTTCGGTAGTAGCAAATGATTCAGGCCAAATGTCTATATCATATTTTTGATATCCAATTTTAATTTGTTTTTCTATTTTACTCATATCATTATTATACAAAATTTTTTATCATTAGTCAAGCACTATATACAAATCCGCACCCAATACCATTACAATATTGGGTGCGGCAAGGACTATAATAGAATTTTAGAATTGGTTATTATCCACTTCTTCCTCACTATCATTGGATTCTTCTTCTATTTCCTCTTGACCATAATTTGACACATCTTCCCCAGCGTCAACTTTGGTATAGAGGTCTAAGAAACTTGCCTTAGTATCATCATCAAATCTATTGACACATAACTCAATCGCCTTCATCTTATCTTTAAAGATCGAGTAAGCCTCGATGATGTGGACTAATCGTCTAGTGGATATGATCTCATCAATGCCACCATCATAGTAGGTTTTTCTGATAACATCTGCCCAGGTCACTAGATTTTTAGCATACTCTGAAGCAGTTTTGTTTACTAAGTCTTTACTTTTAAGAACATTCTCTAGGATTCTATTCTCAATCTTTACAGTAGGATAACTTTGTTCAACTGTGATTGGGAATCTCTCAAGAAATGCCTCGTTAAGAACATTGGTACCGATAAACTTACCACTATCAGAACCTTGCCCTTTAGTATTGGCAGTGGCAACAACTGTGAAACCATCTTTTGGTTTAACAAACTTGTTAATCTTTTTGACAAAGATACCGTTGCCTTCTAAGATCGGTTGTAAACACATAATCTTATTTGAAGCAAGGTCAATCTCATCTAAGAGAAGAACAGCACCTCTTTCCATTGCCTCGATAACTGGCCCGTTCTGCCAGACTGTATCGCCATCACGCAATCTGTAACCACCGAGTAAGTCATCCTCATCGGTCTCAATCGTAATATTGACACGGATTAATTCTCTATTCAACTCGGCAGCAGCCTGGGTGACATTTAAAGTCTTACCATTACCAGACAAACCAGTAATGAATATTGGATAGAAACTTTTTGATTTTAATATTGACTTGATATCTTTGAAGTGACCCCAAGGCACAAACTCAGCAAATCTATTTGGCACAACTTTGCCTTCTAAACTTGATACTATATAAGCAGCCTTAGTTTCAATTTT